AATCTAACATGGTCTAAAGATCTAAAGCCAAAGAAAAAGAATTTCCCCCAGAACCGTACATAATACATCCCCTATAATGAGAGAGCGAAGTGACTTGTTCACACTCTCTTTTCTTTTATCACTTCATTAATTATATTCACCACGAAACAAAAACTTAATAGAAGGAGGAATTGATGCTTGAGAGTAAATTCCAATCAGGTCTTATCAAAGAGATCAAAGAGCGGTTCCCTGGAAGTATTGTCTTAAAAACAGACGCTACATACATTCAAGGGTTTCCGGATCTTCTGATTCTTTTTGAAAATCATTGGGCCGCTTTGGAAGTAAAGAAGGGTAAAACAGCAAAACATAGACCAAACCAAGACTTGTGGGTTGACAAACTCTCTAAGATGTCATTTGCAAGTTTCATTTGGCCTGAAAACAAGAAGGAGGTTTTAGATGCAATGGCTAGATCATTCAAGGGACTTTCCTAGTGGATCGCATGCTTTGTTCTCACCATCACAACCATCATGGCGAAATGACGAGACAGTAGAAGATGTGCTTAAACGTTACTATGCAAAACTCGCCGCTCCTATTGGAACTGCAGTTCACGAAGAAGCAAGAGACTGTATACTAACTCAGACTAAGTACACTAAGAACGAAGCTAAGAAGGCCCTCACAAAGAAGCTCCTATTATATCCTGACTGTCACATTCCACGTGGTGCATTTGACGCAGAATTTCTTGCCGAGAATTTTATCAACTACGTAAACGATGCGTTGGGCTATATGATGAAACCAGAACAGGCACTCTATTATTCCAAGTGGTGTGCTGGTACGGCAGACGCAATTATATTTGAAGAGAAAAAGAAAATACTTAGAATACATGATTTGAAGACCGGCGTGGCTCCAGCAAAGTTTTTACAGCTAGAGTTTTACGCCGCTCTTTTCTTTTTAGAGTATGGGAAGATGTTAAACGTTAACCCAGGAGATACTGAGATCCAGCTAAGAATTTATCAGGCAGGAGAGGTCAAGGAAGAGTATCCAACAGCTGAGGATATTGTTCCACTCATGGACTCATGTATATGGCATACAGATGTAATGAGAAAAGCAGAGGAGGAATAATATGTCTTGGGTTGACAAAGTAATGGAATTATATTTAAGAGACGAAGATTACGACATAGAAGATTCTGTTGTTGATGACTATTTCCAGCATTATGGTGTAGGTCCTGATGACAATCCACCCGGACGTGGATCAGGTCGCTATCCTCAGGGGTCTGGAGAAAGATCCATGCAGCATCAGTATGATCTCTATGCCAGATACAGAAAGCTTAAAGCGTCTGGTATGAGTGACTCACAGATTGCTAAGTCTCTTGGATTATATTTGGAAGATAGCAAGGGAAACCCGCTTTTAGATGAAAACGGCGAACCCAGAGGATCTGTTCCTAAGCTTCGTGCTAAAGCTCAGACACTTAAGAACGAAGTATACAACGATCTACGTTCAAGGGCTAACGAACTTAGAGAGTCTATTGATCCTGAAACTGGAAAAGTTTACACAAATCAGAAGATTGCTGAACTTTTAAATCTTCCTAACGAATCATCTGTTCGAAGCCTTCTGAAAAACGAAGATGCAGCTGCAAACCGTAATAAGACCACAGAAGCTGTCAATAAATTAAAAGAGCTTGTTGGTGATTCAAATTATATTGATGTCGGTCGCGGTGCTGAACTTACTCTTGGCATTTCTAAAGACAGACTTAATGTTGCTCTTGAGATGCTCAAGGAAGAAGGATACGACGTCCAGTCTATTTACGTGAATCAGGTTGGTATGAATAACGGAACAAAGACGACAATTCTGACTCTTTGTCCTCCTGGTTCCAAACCTGGTGATGCATTTAAGAATAGATTTGACATTAAACCTATCGAAGATCCGGATGGAGATAAGACACTCACACTGCTTGGTATTCAGGATCCGGTTCGTATAGATAAATCAAGGGTCGATATCAGATTTGACGAAAACGGTGGTACAGAGAAAGACGGTGTCATCGAGATTAGGGCTTACAGAGGAGAAGACGGTAAATTATATTCTGCTTCTGAGGACCTTTCTCTTGGTAATGCTAAATACGCCCAGGTTAGAATTGCTGTTGATGGTGATAAGTACATCAAGGGTATGGCAGTTTACAACACTGATCTTCCAGAAGGAACAGACATACTTGTTAACTCTAATAAATCTAAAAAATCTGTTTCAGATACTAAAGACAAATACGACGTTGCACTTAAGAGTATGAAGGATGATCCAGAAAATCCGTTTGGTGCGACTGTCTATCAAAGTAATTATATTTCCAAAGACGGCACTGAGAAACTATCTGCAATCAATATTGTTGGTGATGTATATGGTGTTGATCAGCATAAAGAAGGAGCTTGGGACGATTGGTCAAGGAATCTGCCTTCTCAGTTCTTAGGCAAACAGTCTGAAGCACTTATTAAGCAGCAGCTTAAACTCAAGGTTTCTGAAAAGCAGCAGGAATACGAAGAAATACTTGCTCTTAATAATCCTGTTGTGAAGAAACAGATGCTTTTGGGCTTCGCTGATGGTTGTGATGCGGCCGCAGTTGATCTTAAAGCTGCTCCTATTGCAGGTCAGAGGGTTCAGGTCCTTCTTCCTCTTACAACAATCAACGAAAACGAGATCTATGCTCCGAATTATCCGACTGGAACAACAGTAGCACTTGTTAGATTCCCTCATCAGGGCCCTTTTGAGATTCCTATAGTCAAGGTTAACAACAATAACAAAGAGGCTAAAGCGTTCTTAGAGGATGCAAGGGGCCAGGCTAAGGATGCGGTTGGTATAAGTCAGAAGACTGCTGATAGGTTATCTGGTGCTGATTTCGACGGAGATACCGCAATCGTCATTCCTATGACTAGAAAGAATAGTCAAGGGGAATTCGAGAAACTTGTCAACATAAAAGGTCTTGGGAATGGGCAAGAAGAACTCCCTGGAATGAAAGGATTCAATCCTAAAACGGCATATCCGGAAGTCAAGGGTATGCACTACATGACTAAACGTGAAAAAGGAATCGAGATGGGTAAAATCTCAAACCTTATCACAGATATGTCAGTCAAGGGTTGCGAAGATGGTGAAGAACTTGCCAGAGCCACTAAATACGCTCAGGTCGTTATCGATGCCGAAAAGCACAAGCTTAACTACAAGCAGGCTGAGAAAGATTACAACATTGAAGAACTTCGAAATAAATACCAGTCTAATAAAGATGGTAAGCACGGAGTCTCTACAATACTTTCAAGGGCTGGAGCTGAAACTGACGTTCCTCAGAGAAAAATCGGCTATGACATCGATCCTGAGACTGGTAAGAAGATTTACACGCCTGCTTCCAACAGATTCTACGAAGAAGAAGTCAAGGTAAGAAAGCCAGCTTCTGCAGAATACAAAAAAGAGCATCCGAACGCTAAATACGAAAAGGATGAAAACGGAAATTGGGTGTACGAGACTAATCCTGACACTGGTAAGCCTATTTACGAGAAGACAGGAAAAATCAAGGAACGCCAGCAGAAGTCCACAAGAATGGCTGAAGCTGATGATGCCTACGAGCTCGTTTCTGACAACCCTTCTCCCAAGGAAATCATCTATGCGGATTTTGCGAATAGAATGAAAGCCATGGGAAATGAGGCTAGAAAAGAGTATCTGGCTACTCCTGGAGTCAAGGTAAACTCAGAGGCTAAGAAACAGTACGCTAATGAGGTCGCTTCTCTTAATAAAAAGCTTAATGATGCAAAGAAGAATGCTCCTAAGGAAAGACAAGCCCAGCTTCTTGCTACTCAGATCATTAATGAAAGACTCAGAGACAACCCTAATATGGAAGCTGATGAGAAAAAGCGTCTCAAGGGTCAGGCATTAAATGGTGCTAGAAATAGAACTGGTGCTAAAAAGCAGAGAGTCACATTTACTGAGAAGGAATGGGAAGCTGTTAATGCCGGTGCAATTTCTGAAAACACCCTGGTTCAGCTTCTTAAGAACGCAGACGCTGATAACTACAAGAAACTGGCTACCCCTAAGAGTTCAAGGGTCTCTGATGCTACGGCTACTAGGATCCAGCAGCTATTGAATGCAGGGTGGACCCGGGAGCAGATACAGGATGCCGGCTACGCTTCTATGGAAACTATCAAACAGGTTGCAAATGGCGCTTATTAAGTATTCAAGGTTTATTTAGCTTTGTTTAGATCTGGTAGACGGGCATATACCGGTCTATTCATTCCATAATACCTCCTGATAAGGGTCGAAAGGGCATGTGGCAATCGCTATGTGCCCTTTTTAAGACCACCCCCCTTATTGTTCAAGGTTATTCAAAAGTGCCATATATAGAGGCTTTTATGAGTGTTCAAGGTTTATTAAACCTACGGAGAAAGCTTCGAAATAGGTCTGTTTTGTATAAAAACGACAAAAATAGCTGTTCAAGGTTCTTAAAACAGCCTAAATAAGTGTAAAAACAAGGCTTCTAGAGCTACTTACCTGTTCAAGGTTATGCCTCTGGAGGTCTTTTTAAGTTATAGATAGCCTACTCACAGGCGGAAGGAGACAGGAAATGGCTAGTTCAAGGCCACAAGTTTGGGTAACAACAGTTGACAATCCTTTCGATCCCTTCAGTCAGTGGGATCAATGGTATAGATTTGATGAGAGAGCTGGCTATCATACTTGTGAACATTTAGCTTGGCTTGCTCAGCCTTCTAACAATCTTTCTGATGCTGAATACGAAGATTGTATTGATGCAGCAATTCAGACTCTTGTAAGTTGGTATGATCCAAATGAAGTCTATGTTCTTGCAATAGAAGGACAGACACAAGCCTTTGGGAAGAATAAGAGTTAATAGGTTGCAAAAACTTTTTGTAATAAATAAAAAGTTTTTAAAAAGTTTTACAAATAATAAAAAAGTTTTTAAAAGTATGATACATCCACCCATATACACCATCTATATAGGATATACCGATGGGTATGAAGGTGGGTCAGGGTTGTTAGCAAAGTGTTTCATTAGTTATACAAATGTTTTAGTGATTAGTAATAAGTATTTGTAATCTTTCTTAAGCTTGTCCACATAGGTTATAGATTCTTTTTAAAAACTTTTCAC